ATGACATAGGCGGCTCTACTCTCTGGTATCTCACGCAGAATTCGGGGGTAACAAAGCCCGTCACCCTGGTAAACCAGCAACCAATCGTTTATATGCAGACGACGACGGGCGCATCGCTGAGCATCAACTTGAGCGCGGCGCAGTCTGTAAGTGGAACCGTACTTTATTACGTTGAATAAAAACTAACAGGAGGCAACAGATGGACGAAACAAATCTCCAAAATGCCAATACCGGCGATGGCGGGGGAAACGACGGCGTACAGCAAACATTGGGATGGAAAACGGAATTGCCAGAAGCCATGAGGGGGCATGAGGCATTCGCGAACTATCAGACGAAGAATGACCTGTGGAACGGTCACATCGAACTGACGGGGAAAATCAAAGACCTCGAAGGCAGAGCGGCAAACAGCATCCCGAAACTTGGTGAGAACGCCACGGACGAGGAAAAGGCGGCCTATCGTGCCGCAATCGGCGTGCCGGACAAGGCTGACGACTACGAGATTGAACTGGCTGAGGGTATGGATAACTCTCTTGCTCCCTGGTTCAAGAACGTCGCCCATAAGCTTGGCATACCGAAGGGAATGGCGAAAGGACTATCAGCCGCATGGAACGGAATGATTACGCAGATGGCGCAGGCTGATAGGGAGGCGGCAATCAAGGCGCATGACGAGGCCCTTACCGAAGTTAAGAAACTGTGGGGACAGGATGCCGTGAAGAACGCCGAAACAGTCAAGCAGGGGTACAAGTTCTTTGGGGACAACCCCATGCTCAATGACCTGTTGCAAGCAGAAATCACTATCGGGGACAAGAAAGTCAAGGTCGGGAATCATCCCGGCATGGTCAATCTCATCCTCGAAATAGGCAAGAAGGTGTCACCCGACAGTACGGTACAGGGGGGGCCGGGTCATGGACAGCCCGTCAATAACGGAATAATCCAGTATGACTGGAATAAAACATCAGGAGGATAAACCATGAGCGAAGTTAATCTCGGAGGCGTGTACACCCTCGTAGATTTGATGAAGATGATCGGAGCGGACGGGAAGGCGTTGACCTGTGCGGCAACACTGGCACGGAAAAACCCCATTGTCCGTGAAGTACCCATACTCGAAGCCAATCAGGCATTGACACATATCGGCAACAGACAGGGATCTCTCCCCACGGTCGGGAAACGCGCCCTTAATGATGGCGTTGCCACGTCCGCGCACAAGGAAGTACCCGTCACCGCGCCCATGTCTCTCTTTGAGACGATGAGCAAGGTGGATGAGGAAATAATCAAGCTCGCGGGTTCGGCCCGTGATGCGGTGAGGACCCGTAAGGATATGGCCTTTGTCGAGGCAATGGCTCAGGCGGTTGCCGATGAAATCTTCTACGGCTCCATCGGGGATGACGCGCTTGGCTTCAACGGCCTTGCGACGATGTTTGACAGTTCGACCACTTATCCAAACGGCGATTCGACGTGGTACTACAACGTGCAGAAAGGCGGCGGGGACGGTTCTGATACGACATCCATATGGGTGGCGGAATGGGGTCCCGAGAAGGCGCATCTTATCTACCCCAAGGGGACAATGGCGGGCCTCGAAATGGCCGATAAGGGGCTTCAGAAGGTATCGGGTACCACAAGCGGCACCGAGTTCTTCGCGTGGATGACCCAGTTCAAATGGCGCGTGGGGCTTTACGTGCAGGATGAAAGATGCATCCAGCGCATCGCCAATATCGAGACCACGGGTGCCGTTAGCACATTTGATGACGATATGCTCATCGCAGCCCTCAACAGGCTCCCGGACATGGGAGAGAATCCATTCACGCGCATCTATGTCAACCGGACTATCCGCACCCAGATGGACATCAGGGTCAAGGATAAGAACAACGTCAATTATAATACCGTTGCGGACGCATTCGGCAAGCCGGTCATGTATTTCAGGGGCGTACCCGTTCAGGTGTGCGACGCTATCCTGAACAACGAAACGGCCATTTCTTAAGGAGGGCTATCATGGGATACATTGATGCAAAGCTTTATCTGGCCACCAGTCAGGCGATAACGGCAGACGCGATAAGCGAGAACACCCTTGACACGGAGCTTACCTACCCCGGATGGGAGAAGGGACAGCCCGCCGCTGTGGTTATTCAGGTCGAAGTAACAGGCACGGGCACGACCGGCTTTAATTTCATCGTCGTCAATCACAGCTCCGCGCCGACAGACGGCACTTACGAGATCGCCCGGATGAAGGTGGGGATTGCAAACGTTGTCAAGGGCGCACGGTTCATCATTCCCCTCCCCGCAGGCGTAGACCTCAAGCGGCACCTCGGCCTGTACTTCGATTGCGTGACCGGCGACGAAACGGGCACATTCACGGCATTTGTGTCGCCGATGCCGAACTAGGAGGGACAGATGAAGAGATATATTTGCACTGACAAATGCTTCCACAATGGCAGCCTGTACCGCAAGGGTGATCTGGCGGTATTCGGCGACGATTTCCCGAAGGACAAGGAGGGTAACATCAGGCACTTCGAACTGGCCGATCAGTCCGTGGCGGCTCCATCCGGCCCCGAGAAGGGCAGGGGCGGCGTGATAGTCAACGGGAAGAAAACGGCGGAATAGACTCGTCAGGGGGGAGAAATCCCCCCTTTCTTAACAGGAGGTCGTCTTGGCATATTCTCAGGTAGGAATCATCAATCTCGCGCTTATCAGGGGCAAGTCCACCACAATATCGGCCATGACGGATAACTCCGTGGCAGCTAGGACGGCTTCTACCGTTTGGGAATACGTTCGAGACGAGGTATTGTCTGCGGGTGTGCCGTGGAACTTTGCGAAGGATACGGCGGTTCTCGCACAGGACTCTACAACGCCCGACGACTATGATTATCGCTATGCCAAGCCGGTTCCCTGTCTGAAAATACTCAGCGTCAAGCAGGGGGGAACACGTATCCACTTTGTCGAGAGGGGTGATTACCTGTACTCGGACGTGGATAACACGGACTACGATATCATTATCGAGTACGTGACGATCATCAGCGACTATTCCAAGTGGACGCCGCTTTTCGTCAACGCGTTCGCCTACCGCCTCGCCGCTGAACTGGGGGCGAAACTGGAATCTATCGATGTGAACGCCATGTTGCAGAAGTATCTTCTGGCCCTCAATGACGCCATGGGGCACAATCAGGCGCAAGACTACATCGAGGATGACCCGGAGGGTTCCGACTCCTGGGTGAAGGCTGGGAGGTCGTAGCGTGGCGAAGACCCGCGTTATTCTCAACCGGTTCAACAGCGGCGAGTTCTCCGGCAAGATGGATGCCCTTGTCGATTATCAGCGGTACGTCAACGCCTGCCGGATAATGGAGAACGCCATACCCATCCCGCAGGGCGGGGCCATGAGACGACCGGGCACATACTATGTCGGGGCTATGGCGAATTCGGCAAAGAAGGGCAAACTGGTGCCCTTCCACTTCTCGACTATACAGGCGTATGTCCTTGAATTCGGCGACTATATCCTTCGGTTTTACAAGGACAAGGGGCAGATTGTCATGGCCTATGCGGCATGGGAAACGGCAACCGCCTATGCTCTCGGCGATCTTGTCACGAGCGGAGGGGAGCATTACCGATGCCGGATAGCGCACACGTCGGGGACGTTTGCAACAGACCTTACCGATCTTAAATGGGAAGCCACGGCAGGGGCCTCAGACCTTGCCTATGAGATACCGACCATCTACGCAGAAGAAGACCTGTATGACCTTAAGTTCGTCCCCTCAAATGATGTTCTGTACATCGTCCATCCTTCCTATCCTCCGGCGAAGCTCACCCGGACGGGACACACGGCATGGACGCTTACGGATGTTGTCTTTACCTTTGACGAATCTGAGACGATAAGCGGGGCTACTCAGGCCAACCCCTGCGTTGTAACCGTCACGGGCCACGGATTCGAGGCGGGTGACGAGGTGATTATTGAAGGCGTTGTGGGAATGACACAGCTCAACAACCGGCTTTTCCGTGTCAGTTCCCCGGCTACCAACACCGTGGCGTTGAAGGGGGTAAACTCAAGCGGATACTCGGCTTATAGTTCGGGCGGCACGATAAAGCGCAACCCCTACATCGGGCAGGCAAAAGCCATTACGGGTATCACGAAGGCCAACCCGGCAGTCGTCACCTGCGCAAACCACGGATACCCCAATGGGACCGTGGTACTCATCCGTGACGTGCTTGGCATGACAAATGTCAACGATACCATTTTCACCGTCGCCAACAGCACGGACGACACCTTTGAGTTATCGGGCATAGATTCGTCAGCCTATTCTGCGTACACCTCCGGGGGAATCGTCCGCGCGAAACCCTTTACGGCAACCAATGAATACCCATCTTGCGGCGCCTTCTTCGAGCAACGGTTGCTTCTAGCCCTGAACCAGACCGTGTGGGGTTCCCGGACAGGCGACTACGAGAACTTTCAGGCAGGGACGCTCGACGATCACGCCTTTTCGTACATCATAGCGTCCGACAAGGTGGACACCATTCAGTGGATGATGGCGCAGGATTATTGTATGTTGGGTACAGCCGGGGGGATATGGCGGCTCTCCGGGACGGGTGACGACCCGATAACGCCGTCATCGGTCAATTGCCGGAAACAGACGGGCTTTGGAGTAACAGGGATAGAGCCTGAGATGGTGGACGATACCATTCTTTTCATCCAGCGCGGCGGGCGCAGGGTTCAGGAGCTGGCATATTCTCTTGAAAAGGACGGGTATATCGCCAACGACATGAGCGTTCTCGCGGATCATATCGCAAAGGCGGCTACGCAGGCGACAAGCGGGATATCCGATGTTGACTATCAGGCGGAGCCGTTTTCGATCTTTTGGGGTACGCGCAGGGACGGGCAGCTTCTGGGCTTTACCCGTAACAGGGCGCAACAGGTGGCGGGATGGTGCCGCATCGTCACCGGCAAGGCAGCCTCCGTAGCCACAGACACCGTGGAATCAGTCGTCTCTACCGAGACGGAAAGCGGAGAAACGGTTGTCCTGACGCTCACCCGGACGCTGGCAAACCCTGCCGTCGATTCATGGGACGAGATAGAGTCCATAGCCATCATCACGAATGAGAGCGAAGAGGACGAGGTATGGATATCGGTGAAGCGTACCATAGGCGAGTCAACCGTCAGGTACATCGAGTATTTCAAACCGCACGACTTTTTCAGTTCCTTGCCTGACTATTTCGGCGTGGATTCCGGCCTTACCTATGACGGAGGCGACGCGGTTGCCATATCCGGTATCACGAAGGCCAACCCCGCCGTGATAACGACAGCGACAAATCACGGCTTTGCAAACGGGCAGAAGGTGAGGATTATCGGAGCCGGGGGCATGACGGAGGTCAACCAGGGGCTTACCGAGGCCTACACGGTAGCCAATAAGACCGACGATACCTTTGAACTGTCGGGGATTAATTCGTCAGGGTGGACGGCCTACACATCGGGTGGTACGGCGAGGGTAGTCACGAACACCATCACGGGCCTTGGACACCTCGAGGGGAAGACCGTAGATATTCTGATGGACGGGGCACGTCATCCGGCATCTGTTGTTGAGTCCGGCGAGGTGGCTCTTTCGTGGTACGGCAATCTTATCCATGCTGGCCTTCCCTATTCCCCTATCGTGCAGCCGATGAAGGCTGAGGTCAGCACGGAGTCAGGTTCATCCATCGGTAAGAAAAAGCGGATATTCAAGCTCGCGGTGAGGTTCTTCGAATCCTTCGGATGCCTGTGGGGACCTGACAAGGATAATCTCGATATCGTCCCATTCGGTGCCGGACAGACACCGGAGCTGTTCACAGGCGATATGGAGTATCCTTTTGACGGGCCGATCGACACGGCTGGGGATATCTACATCACGCAGTCCGGGCCTTTCCCAATGACGATATTGGCGATCATGGCAGACATGGAGGTCTATTGATGGATGTGAGAAGGGCAACAGTGGAGGACAAAGATTTCGTGACGCGCGTGTACACGTCGCCTGACATATGGGACAGGGTTAGCGATGATTTCACGCCTGCTCGGGACGTGATAGACCTCACTGACGCTCTCAGGAATCCCAACGTTTATATCCTCATTCCCGATAACATCGGGGTGTTCATGTATCACCCGCTCAACACGGTCTTATATCAGACCCACGCGTCCGTTCTGCCTGAGTTCAGGGGAAAGAAGGCACTTGAAGGCGGCAGGGCGACGGGGATGTGGATGTATCAGAATACTTTCTGCCAAAAGGTCATCTGCATGATACCCCACAGGAACTTTCAGGCTATGGCATTCGCCCGGGCCTTGGGATTCCACAAGGAGGGCGTGTTGAAGAAGGCAATGATGAAACACGGTGAACTGGTCGATCTCCACTGTTACGGCATAGAGAGAGGTGATACATGAGCGGCCTTTCAGTCCTGTTCGGAATGGGCGCGGCGGGTGCGGGCGGTACGGCGGCGGCATTCGGTGGAGCGACTGCCGGAGCATCCATCCTTTCGGGAAGTATCGGAGCGGCGGCACTGCCTACCGTGGGAGCCGGAATAGGAATAGGCTCAGCGGCGGCGGCGACAGGCGGCACACTGGCGGCCCTCGGCTCAGGTGTTATGTCCGTCCTGCCCTTTGCATCCATGGCGTTGACGGGGCTAAGCTCTGTCATGGGAGCAAAGGCCCAGATGCAGTCGGGGGACGCGGCACTTCAAGCGGCTGAGTACAACGCACAGGTAAACGAGTACAACGCAAAGATGATGGAAGATCAGGCGGAGGCCGTCAAGCTGTCAACAGACTACAAGGTACAGCAGGAGGCGAAGCAGCACAGACGCTTTCTGTCGTTCCAAAAATCCCGGTATGCTAAGTCCGGGGTCGTCGTAGATTCCGGTTCGCCGCTTCTCAACCTTAACGAGACGGCCTATCTGTCCGCAATGGACAGGTTCATGACGGAGTATGCAGGCGATCTTGAGGCGACGACGCTAAGGAACAAGGCGAACGTCCTAAGAAGCAATGCCGGGTTCGTCCGGTATCAGGGGGATGTGGCGAAAAGCACCGCCGACTATTCGGCGACGGGCACCCTGCTTTCCGGCCTCGGCAAGATGGGGAGTACCTATTTCAGCAGGACTGGCACGTACAGGGACTATTTTGGATAGGGGGACCGATGCCTAAAGTACCGCAATTCACACCACAGGTCGGAATGCCAGCAGGAACAGGGCAGGCACCCGCAAACGAGCGTCCCTTTGTAGACCCTTTCGCGGGAGAGGCGAAGATGTGGGGACAGATTGCCGATACATCTACCGACCTCGGGAAGAGGATAGCCGACTATAACCTGAAAGAACAGCGGGCGCAGGATGCCGTCGATGCCTTGCGGCTTGAGAACCAGTT